GAAAGAATTGCTCCTCCACGAGGTTTCGCAGGCGCCAATCGCTGCTCTTTATCCCCACCCGGCAGCGACGGCAGGACGCAGCCAGGTTCGCAGCCGCCGGCTCGGAGGAAAAATCGAGCGGCTATCGACCGGGCTGCGTCGCTCGCGCTAATCTCGCGCAAGATTTATGCCATCGGTGGGGCGGAATGGTAGCCGCGAATTATCGCGCCGATAGGCCGACGCGCGGGCGCTCGCGATGCGCATCGGGCGGGCATCTGCTGCGCGCCTAGGCAGCTCGGCGCGGCCCTTAACGTACACCCGACAGGATAGATGCAAGCGCGCGGAGGCGCGGCGCGCGGCGAAGCAATACGGGAGCGCGCGCTCGAGAAGCGCGCAAGGGCGGCGCTTGCTTGACTTGAGCGGCGATCGCGCCTAATGTTGGGTCTATAAAAATTGCGCAGATAAAGCCTGCCTATGGCCGCTTTCGGCCGCCCGCCTGGTAGGCCTCGAAGCGATCGTCTTGCGTCCGAAAAGACCATCTTGACTTGCCGGAGCAAAGACCGAAGCGCCGCTTGCGCCCGCGCGCCGCGGCTCGGAGCGAATGGGGCGTATAGGCCCGCGCGTTTCGTCCCAAAGTACGAGGCGCGTGCCAGCGCTTTTGCGACGCGACGAAAAATCGTCCCACTTGTGGTTTGTTCGAAGACGCTTTCGCCTTTGCGCGCTTTGACCGGCGCGATTACGCAAGGCTCAGCCTTGCGCCGCATGCTTTGGAGGGTGCGTCGATGAGGCGCGAGGTGCCTGCGCAGAGCGGAGTCGAGCTCGCCAGAAGGCTTGTCGAGGAGCTCAAAGACCCAGTGCGCTTCGCCACGACCTTTCTCGGCCACGACTTGTGGGAGATGCAAAAACGGATCCTCAGCGCCGTTGCGCGTTTTCCGCGCGTGGCGGTCAAGGCGTGCCACAGCTCCTCCAAAACGCGCACCGCGGCCGAGGCCGTGCTCTGGTGGATCACGCGCTTTAGCGACGGAATCGCCGTCACCACCGCGCCGACCTTCGTTCAGGTCAAGCAGATCCTGTGGGCCGAAATTCGCAAGGCCGTGCGCCAGGCGCGGATCGCCTATCCGCGCCCCAACCTGACCGAGCTTCGCTTCGGGCCGAACAATTACGCGCTCGGCCTTTCGACCAATCAGGGCGTGCGCTTCCAGGGCTTCCATTCGAACCATCTGCTGATCGTAATCGACGAGGCGGTGGGAGTGGCGGGCGAGATCTGGGAGGCGATCGAAGGCGCGCGCGCTGGCGGCGAGGTGCGAATCCTCGCGCTCGGAAATCCCACCGTTCCCTCGGGGCCGTTCTACGACGCCTTTACGCGCGATCGGGCGCGATGGGCGACCTTCACGATCGACGCCTTCGACACGCCGAACCTTGCCGGCGTAAGCCTCGAGCGGTTGCTCGCGATGGACGAGCGGGAGCTTTCGGTGGCGCCGCGGCCGTACCTGGTGACCCGGCGATGGGTGCGCGAGAAGTATCTCGAGTGGGGCGAGCGGTCGCCGATGTGGCAGGCACGGGTGCGCGCCTGCTTTCCCGAGCAATCGCAAAGCTCGCTAATCGGCCTTGCCTTTCTCGAGCGCGCCCGCGCCCCGCGCCAGCCGTCGGAGCTCGCGCGTAGCGACAGGACCTCGTGCGAAAAGACCGCGCTTTACGCCGGCGTCGACGTCGCCGGGCCGGGCGAGGACGAGACGGTAGTGGCGGTGCGCGACGCGCACGGCGAGATCGTCGAGCTTTTCGCAAGCTCGGCCGCCGACGCGCGCGGCCAGATCGCGCGGGTGCTCGGCAAGTATCGCGCGCGCCTCGAGGAGGTCAACGTCGACGCAGTCGGAATCGGCTACCATTTCGCGCTCCATCTCCAGGACTTGGGCTTCCCCGTAAATCTCGTCAACGTCGGCGCGCCTGCCCGCGACAGCGAGAAATTCGCCAACCTCAAGGCCGAGCTCTACTGGGGCTTGCGGATGCGCTTCGAGGCGGGCGAAGTGTCGAACCTCACGGACGAAGTCGCGCTCTCCCAGCTCGCCTCGCTGAACTACCGCCATAACCCGCGAGGCCAGATCGTGATCGAAAGCAAGGAAGAGGCGCGAAAACGCGGCCTGCGCTCGCCCGACCGGGCCGAGGCGCTGATGCTCGCCTTTGCAAACCTAAGACCGCCGATTCTCGCGCTCTACGAACGGCTTTTGAGCGACCAGCCGGCCGCTCCTGGCGGCGCCGGCGCAAGCGAAGGCGCAAGCGCGCCTGCGCCCGGTGCGCCTGCCGGCGAAGACGAAAACCCGCTGCTTTCGCTCTACGAAAGCGCGGCAGGCAAGTTCAAGCCGCCGCAGGACTAGGGTGCGCCCGCGCCTTGTCGTCCGTTACTGGCCGCCTGCGATGACCTGGTCTTTTGGCGGCTTTGCTAGCGGGCTTGTCGCAGGCTTGAGCCGCACGATCTGGTAGGCGTCTTTGTGCTGATGGGCGAACTCCCAGATGTCGGCCGGCGTGACCGAGCGTGCCGGCACGCCGAAGTCGAGACCGTCGGCCTTGTAGGCCTCGCCCACCTCGTACGAACAGATCGGACGCCCCGAAATCCATCCCAGGGCGTCGGTGAAATACGTGACGCGGCGCCTGATAATCCGGCCCGCGAGCGCGTCCAAAAACTGAAGAAAAAGTTTAAGAAAGCCGTAGCTTTCCGCCGAAAAGCGACACGCCCGCACCACGATTCGGCTGCGCGCCGTGGGGCCCAGGCGCACAGGCTTGAGCAGGTAGGCCGCGCGCGTGTCGGCGATACTCACCCATAGCGGGCGCGTCTTTACGCGCCACAGCGCCTCCATCACCAGCGGCGGCTCGGCCCCCACCACCAGGCCGACATGCGAGATAGGCGCGCGCGTAAGCCAGATTATCGCGCGCGCAAGCAAACCCGTGCCGGTTACCGCCACGATATCGCCAAAAGCTGAGCTCGGCGTTGAGCGCAAAGGCACGCCCAAACCTCGCCCAACGCCGCGATCGCCACGCCCGAAGCCGCCTCTGCGCGCGCCTTAACCTTCGCACAATTCGCGCAAGCCCGCCGCCCTGCACCATCGGTCGCCTCTTTCGCCGCTGCTTGACCCAAGCCTGCCCGTTCAAGCAAACACTAAGGCGCTTTGAGCGGTCTAAATCAAGGGCGTACAGCTTCTCGAATCGGCGCGCTCGTGCTTTAGGCTATGGTAAGTTGAATGGATCGGCTAAAGTAAATCGAGACCCGTTATGCTTTTCGCAACTCGGCCCGTTGCTCCGCTTTTTCGGTTGTGGCCGAGTTAAAGTAAAGTAAATCGAGAGCCTGTGAGCTATTTGCAACAACGAAACTTGCGCAGGAGAAACTCGCTTGAAATCGAAGCCTAAGACCGCTTTCAACTTTCAAGGGAGAATACGAACGATCGTCCCCCACTGCGCCGGGACGCGCTTGCGCTGGAGCAAGAAATGGGCCTTCGGCCGTTGGCTTTTGTGCCTAGGCGCGCTCGTGGGCTTGATCGTAAGCGGTGCAGTGAGCCAGGCCGCGAACTACCCGACGCGCGTTCGGCTCGAGCTGCCCGAGGGTTTCTATGTGCCCGCGCCCAAGGAGAGCTCGGCAAAGGTCCCGCTCAGCGTGGCGCTAGTTGCCGACCCGGCCTTTATGCAGGCGCGCTTTAGGCCGTCTGGCGAGGGCGAAGGCTACGAGATTGAACTTCAGCCCGCCCTGCTCGACGCCCTGAGGGCGGTTTTGGCTGCGAACTTCAAGTCGGTGCAAGTCGTGAGCAACGAGGCTGCGGGCCGCTCGGCCGACCTCGTGGTCGAGCCAAGCGTTGTGTTCGAGCTTATCACGTCGCCCCAGTTCTTCAAGCAAAAGCTTACTGTGCGCGGCGCGCTGATGCTGGTGGTCAAGGAGACGCAGCGGATGCGCGAGGTGGGCGAGTTTATCCGGATCAAAACGGTTTCGGCCGAGGGAAGCTCTCGATGGGAGCTCGGCAATTACTGGGTGAGCTTCGATTTAGGCGGCGACAACGGAGCTTTGCTGCTCAAACTGGTCGAACAAGCGCTGTCCGACGACCTTGCCGCCGTTGGCGCCGACTTTGCCCAAAGCAAGCTCGCGCTGCGCGTCGCACAGCTTCGCTCGCGCGCGATCACACTCCCGCCCGACGTTCTGGTGCCCCAGATACCGTACGTGCCGGCAACCAACCGTTGAGCGCGCCTTTGTCCCAGGCTCGATCGAGACAAAGCCGCGCTTGTCAAAAGCGGCCGCGATCGTTCGGCAAAGAATCGAGCTCGCGTCAAGGCGAGCGCCACCTGCGCGCAAACCGCAACGCCGCTACCGAGCAGGTGCGCTCTCCTTGAGCATCGCGCTCGTTACCACACCACCCCAAGCGTCGAAGCGCAAAAAACCAAGTCGCCGTCCCACCTGACGGCCCGAGCGAAACTCGCCGTAAAGGCATAGGATCGTGTCGTTGTCCAGATGGGCCACCGCGCCCGCGTCGCGAAGCAGTTTGGCCAGCGCCTTGGCGAGCGCGCCCTGACGAATCGGCGAGATTGCGCCGAGCTCTTTTGGGAAACTCTTGCTCAAAAGCTCCAAACACTTGCTCGGCGTGGGCGTGCCGCGGCAGAGCGCAATCCCCTGCTCGATAAGACTCGTCACTGCGCTCGTCAGGATGGAGCGCTGGATCGAATTCGAGGCCTCGATATCGATCATCCTCCTAAGCGCCGAATTTTCCCTGACGAGAAACGACTTCGGTCCGGGCGCGAAGTTCTGTCCGAAGGCGAGCATCGGATTGGTCGAGCCGTCGTACACGCGCACCATAAGCGGTCGCTCGCTAACGCCCGACTCCGTAATCTTCACCGCCACCGTCCTGTCGCCCCAGTTCCCCACCCATTGCTCTGCCGTAGCGTCGACGAGCATCTCGAGCGCTACCGGCTCCCCATCCGAAGCGCTCGAAGAAAAACCGCTTGCCTGCTCCGTAAGCTCCACGTTGAGAACCGGGTCGCGAACGATCCCGGTCCAGCCGAAAAGCGAGGGCGATCTGCCCGCGCCGGCAAACACGACAAGCTCGCCCAGGTTGCCTACGTTTCTGATCTCCTCGCTCGACGTTGTGTAGGAAAAGCGCTTGAAGCTAAGCTTGAACGGCAAACAATCCCCAGCCGAGCGAGAGAGGCCTGCGCCCGAAGGCTTGTCAAAATCGCAGTCCGGCTCTACGTCGTCGGGCGCGCATTCGAAGCGGAAGCGGATGGTGCCGTAAAAGGGATTCTCCCAGTAAACGTAGACCATCCCGAGCCGGTCCGCCCCGGACACGACGTCGTACTTGACGTACCCTTCGGTGCCGGTCATAAAGCCGTCGCTCTCCGATTGCATTTCCGCCGACGCCCCAGGTGCGATCTCCTCCGGCGGCGTTAATTCGTCCGACGCCCAAACACCGTGGCACAGATGGTCGAAGGTGCGCTTGAGCGTAAAACAGCCCGTATCGTTGTCGACTACCACTCGAAAGGTTCGTTGCGGCACTCTTTGCCTCTCTAAGAGAGTCGATGAAGGACGTGCGTCGTCCGAACAGGTGGCCGAAGAGCGGACCGTTGCGCGAGGAGGCATTATCGATCCTCGCTCAGGCTCCTAAGCCTGTCAAGTCCGCCTTAGCTCGTCTCGCTCGCGGCCTCAGACGCGCCGAGCGCATTCGACGCGCGTTGCTAGGGGACCGCTTGCGCCGAAGATTCAGGCGCACGCGGCGCGTCCTTGGTTCACATTTGGCTGGTTCGCCAGTCAAAACAAAAATCGAGGCGCGCGCGGCGCGTCCAATTGAACGGCCGGCGCATGACGCCGGCGCAGGAAAACGAAAAGCTCCGGACGCGCGGCTTCTGCGCTCGGCGCAAGGCCCGGAATAGGCTTGCAGGAACGGTCTGCCCGTGACGCATTCACGATCCAAGCGACGGCGCGCCTGCCCGAGCGGAGCTAAAATATACTTAAAGTGCGAAACTAAGTTAAGTTGATTTTAGATGTGGTAATCAAGTTGATGTACAGGGGATGAGTTGTCGAATATAATCACTGCCGTTTACTTTCCATAAAGTTTGCGTTATATTCGGGGTATCTTCGCGGTGTGCCGGGGCGCTCGCAGGATGCGGCCCGGGCGGTTTTGGAAAGAGGCGTTTTGGGGCGAGTCGAGGTGAAAAGTTGAGTCGCAAGGGCAGGGGCAGGCGGGGACAGAGTGGTGCGGGCGGGCCTTTAGCCAAGGGACCGCGCATGGTGCCGGGCGCAAGCCGCTCGCCGATAAGCGCGATGGGCGGCGCGATGATGCCCGGGGCGTCGGGCCGCGCGAGGATCGGCTCGCGCGTGGGCAGTCCGGGCGGTTTCGACCTACCACCCAGGGCGAACTGGCGGACGAATTACGGTGGCGGCGCGGCGGCCGGGCGCGACAACGTGACGAGCGCGCCTGGACGCACAGAGTCGTTGCCGCCCGACAACCGCCATCCGGCGCGCCGCCACGGTGCACCGCTCGGTGGAGCGGGCGCGGACGCGTTTTCGGCCAACCCGGTTTTCGGACTCGGGCCCGAAGCGGCGCGGGAAGAGCGGATGCCCCATCCGGGCGCTGGTACGTGGCGCAAACCTGGCCCGGGCTTGCGACATAATCCGGCAAGTATCGGGCAGCAGCAAGAGTCCGCTTTGCGCACGCCTTACAGCGGCCCGACCGACGCGACGGGCCAGCCCTATCGCCCTGCGACCGAAACTACGAGCGGCCAGTATCCGGGCGAAACCCCGTGGCATCCGGCCACTTCACAGTACCGCAACGAGCGGCCCGTCCAGCCGCCGCCCTATATCCGCGACGTCGACATCGACTACAACTGGTTCAGTCCGTTTCAGCCCGTATGGCCCTTCGGTCCGCCTTACGTCACTTACCCGCGCGAATGGGACTACCCGGTCGGCCTCAATTTGGAAATCCAGCCGCAGCGAATCGGGCTTTACGCGATGCTGCGTGCGATGAGCTACGGATGGGGAATCTTGCGCGCCGTGATCGAAACCCGCAAGGACCAGCTGATGCGGATTCCGTGGGAGATTCGCCTGAAAAACGCAAGCGCGCAGAGCACGGCGCGCGATCGGCGTGTCCAGATGCTCAAGGAGTTCTTCCTCAAGCCCGACCGCAAGCATCGATGGCAGGCCTGGGTGAGGCTTTTGCTCGAAGACTTGTTCGTGATCGATGCCCCGACGATATACGTGTGGCGAAGCGAGGCCGGCACGCCCTACGCACTAGAGGTGCTCGACGGAGCCACGATCAAGGTGCTGGTCGACGACGCCGGCCGCGTGCCTGACCCGCCGTCGCCCGCCTACCAGCAGATAATCAAGGGGCTGCCGATGGTCGATTTCACCGCCGACGAAATAATCTACGCCCCGATGAGGCCGCGCCCTGAGCTTCCGATCTACGGCTACTCGCCAGTCGAACAGTGCTTTTTGGAAATCACCGAGGGAATTCGCCGCACGCTCTACCAGCTCGACTACTGGACCGAAGGCTCGATCCCCGACCTTATCGTGACCGTGCCCGACAACTGGACGCCTGCACAAATCGCCCAGTTCCAGGGCTACATGGACGCGCTTTTGTCGGGAAACCTCCGGCAGAAGTCGAAAATCCGCTTTCTGCCCGGCGGAATGAAGCCCTTCGACATCAAGTCGGCCGGCGGCGAGTTGCTCAAGTCCGACTACGACGAATGGCTTGCGCGGATCGTCTGCTTCGCCTTTTCGATCTCGCCCCAGGGCTTCGTCAAAATGATGAACCGAGCAACGGCCGAATCGAGCGACCAGGCGGCCAAAGAAGAGGGGCTTTATCCGCTGATGACGTACTTCGAGTCGGAGATCATGAACCCGATTATCCAGGAGCACTTCAAGTTCCCCGACATCGAATTCAAGTTCATGCCGCGCCCCGAAGTCGATTTGCTAAAGCAAGCGCAGACGCTTCAAATATACGTTGAAAGCGGAATCATGACCCGGGACGAGGCGCGCGGCCAGCTCGGGCTCGCCAAAACGGCAGGCTCCGGGACGAGATGAGCCATGGATGGACGATCGGCGCAAAACAGCGTCCAAACTTGCTAAAGCGTCGGTCTTGCGCAAGTAGAAAATAACTTGATATCCCCATATACTTCAGTTGACTATTGACATTGGCGTGGAAACGTGGAAAATAGGGAACATATCAGAGCGATGGTCGCGGGCGGAAACGGCGTCAAGGCTTTGGGGACGGCGCGATGCGCGGATTGTGAAGACGTGCCGCGCTGGGTACTGAAGCTTCTGCGCCTTGCCCGCCAGGAGCGGCTTACGGGCTCGATCGACCTTTCGCTCAAGGACGGCGTGCCGAGCAGCGCCAAGCGAATCGTCGAGTTTCTCGACCCGGGCAAGGTGATCGCTAAATAACCCAGGCAGGACGGTTTCGGTCAGGGGAGGTTTCGGAGACTTCTAAGCGAGTTCTCTCGCAAAGCTTAGGGCTCTCAAGCTAGGCCGCTTGGAGAAGCGGAAGCCGGAGGCTGCGCTAAACGTAAGCCCGGCAGGCACTTCGCAGTGCTCGCCGGGCTTTTCGTTTTTGGCACGCAAGAAGTTTATGGAGCCGATTCGGTTCTGGATTCCGATAGAGAAGATCGACGCCGAAAAACGGCTGGTTTACGGCTACGCCTCCACACCGGCGCTCGACCTTCAGGGCGAGCGCGTCTCGCTCGAAGCGATCAAGCGGGCGCTGCCGGACTACATGCAGTGGCGCAATATCCGCGAGATGCACCAGATGTCGGCCGTGGGCGTGGCTGAGTCGGCCGAAGTCGACAAAAAGGGGCTTTACATCGTCGGCCGTATCGTCGACGACGAGGCCTGGAGGAAGGTCAAGGAGGGCGTCTACAAGGGCTTTTCGATCGGCGGGCAGCGGCTCTCCAAAGTCGGCGACGAAATAACCGAGCTTATCTTGACGGAGATTTCGCTGGTGGACCGGCCGGCGAATCCCGAATGCCGGATCGAGCTGTTCAAGCGCGCGCCGGCCCCGGATGGGGAAGGGGTCACGCTAAAACCGGCTGAGGTGGGGCTTTTGGCGCGCATCATCGGCAAGCTTGCCGGCTTTGCCTCTCAAGGAAAAGCGTCGAGCGGCCTTACTGGGGCTGCGCTCTCGGACGAAGCTTCGCTCAACGCGCGGCCGGTGGGACCGAATCCGCAAGACGACGAGCGCGCCGGCAACGAAGGCGGTATGACGTGGTCGCCTTATGACGCCTCGTATGCCCATCTGGACGAGCTCTTGCACCATTGCGAGGGTGCCGACTTCGAGCGTATCGGCGCTTGCGGCGGCGACGACGACGAGGCTGACCTCGAGCTCGAATCGCAGCTCGAGGAGCTTGCGGATGGGGATCTGGATGGCGCAAGCGCGGGTAGCGGCGATGGCGACGACGACGAAGACGGCGACGGCGAAGAGCATACGGTCTTCGGCCGCACCGTGGCGCCGCGTGACGACGTAAGCGAAGCCGACAAGGCGCGCGCCGAAAGGCGTTACGGCGATGTGGAGTTCGCCGATCCGCGCAACAAAAAGTATCCGCTCGACACGCCGCGCCACATCCGCGCGGCCTGGAGGTACTTCGCCATGCCCAAAAACCGCCGCTTCTACACGCCCGAGGAGCAGCGCGAGATCGAACGGCGGATCATCCGGGCATGGAAGCGCAAGATCGATCCGGCGGGCCCGCCCGCGGCTCGCGCGCGTAAGAGGGCGGCCGGCGACGCTTTAAGGCGCACGCCCGCCGGATCGCCAAACGATTGCACGAGCGCGCCGCACGGGCTCGGCGCGAGCTTTTCCGACGGAAGCAAGCTCAATGAACAAACCACGCAAGGAGAAATTTCAATGGGAGTTTTCGACGGCGATCTGAGCAAGCGCGCAAGCGCCTTGAAGCGCGCAAGCCTGCACCGCGCAAACAGCCATTTTAGCAAGGCCGCCGAGCATCAGCACAAGGCCGCCGAACATCACGGCCACCTGATCCGCGCCCACAAGGGCGCCCATCAGGCGCTCTCGGCGCTGAGCAAGGTGCTCAAGGCCCATCACGACGCCGAAAAGGCCGGCGCGGCCGACAAAGGCGCGGCCGACTCGGCGCTGATGGCCGACATGGCACGCAACGAATTCCCCCACGACGAGGTCGCAGCCCATCTGGCGCGCGCCACCGAGCATCTGAGCAAAGCGGCCGAGCACGCCGCGATCGAGGGGCGGCACGCCTCGCGCGCGATCGCCCATCAGGAGGCCGGCATGCACCATCTGGCCAAAGCGATGGCCGTATGGGTCGGCGAGAAAGGCGAGGCGCCGGGCGACCCGTACCCGGGCCTTTACGAGGTGCCCCCAGGCGTCCATCCGATGGCCCAGGACGAACTTACGGAGGGAGACGTGCCCGACTACGATTTGAAGTATCCGTACGCGCTCGGTGACGAAACCGAGGATATCCCGCCCTACAGCACGCCGCCGGCAAGCGTGGAGCGAGCCGCGATGGGCGGCGGTGTGGTCTCGGCCCGCGAGGCCGCGCTGATGCGCAAGGCGGCTTACCTGGAAGGCAAGCTCGAGGCGCTCGCCAGCACGCCGGCAAAGCCGCGCGCCCAGCTGTTCGCGGTGAGCAAGCAGATGCTCGGCGCGGACGCTTCTTACAACCGCGAGCGGGTGGCCGAGCTTCTGGAAGGAGTGAGCGAGAACGACGACCCGCTGCGAGCCAGCGCCCGAATCCTCGGCAACATGGTGCTCAAGGGAATCGGCGCGCGCTCGACCTTCGATCCGGCCTTCCGCGGGGCGGCCGGCGGCTCGCGCTTCGGCACGCTGCCGACCCGGATGTAGCCCCGCTTCGGGTACGGCCCGCTACGACAAACCGAGAAAAAGAGGTTTAGAGGCAATGGCTGGTGTTCCAAGTTCGTTGTTAGGAATGGGGAATTTCGGCGGCTACGACGCGCCGCTTCGTCGCGCGCTCTCCTCGCGCGAGTTCGACGAGCTCGTCAAGGCGGTCGCCGAACGGGTCTCGAAAGCCGACACGATCACCCAGGCTACCGGGCTTCTCTGGTACGACCTGCGCCCGATCGTTCAACTGCTCTACCCGTTCAAAGAGCTCATCCCACGCATCTCCCGCCTGCCGCGCGTGCCGGGCGACGGCGGCAACGCCTACCATTGGAAGCGTATCACGGCGATCAACCTGAACAACTTGTCGGTAGGCGTAAGCGAAGGCAACCGCGGCGGCCGAATCGCGATCGAGGTCCAGGACCAGACCGCGGTCTACAAGACGCTCGGGCTCGAATCGGACGTAACGTTCGAGGCCCGGCTCGGCGCGATGAACCTTATTCCGGACGCGCTCGGCAACTCGATCCAGTCGAATCTGCGTTCGCTGATGATCGGCGAGGAACAGACCCTGATCTTGGGCAACGCGAGCACGGCGCTCGGCGTCACCCCCACGCCGACGCTCACGGCCGGCGGCTCGGGAAGCGCGTTCGCCGCGGGCACGGTCTACGTGCGATGCGTGGCGCTGTCCGGCTTCGGCTGGCTCAACTCGAGCGTGCAAAACGGTGTGCCGGGGCAAATCACCCGCACCAACGCCGACGGCTCGACCGACACCTACGGCGGCGGCTCGGCCCAACCCTCGGCCGAAGCGTCGGTAAGCGTCACCGCCGGCCAGAACGTCACCGCCACCGTCACACCAGTCCCAGGCGCTGTCGCCTACGCCTGGTACTGGTCGCAGACCCAGGGCGCAGAGACGCTCGGCGCGATCACCACGACCAACCAGGTGATTCTCGCGGGGATGCCTTCCGGCACCCAGCCGATAACCGCGCTCCAGGTAAACGGCGCCTACGTCGATAATTCGACCAACGCGCTTCTGCCCGACGGCATCATCTCCCAGATCTTCGGCGGCGTCTTCGGCCCCGCGCCGGGCACTGCGATGGCAACCAACGCGACGCTCCCCAACGGAATCACGATTACCGGCTCGGGTGCGCTCGTGATGACGCTTCCCACTGGAAATTCCGGGCTTACCTTCTCCGGCACCAACATCGAGGAGTTCGACGCCCTGCTGCGCGCGGCCTACGACCAGTACAAACTCGGCTTCGACCGGATCCTGATGTCGGCCGCCGACGTCACGCACTGGACCGGCGAGTTCTTCAACACCTCGGCCAACTCCCCGTTCCGCTTCTTCGCCACCGTCGACCAGGCCACCGGTCTCTACCTCGCAGGCCAGTCGGTCAACGCCTACCGCAACAAGGTGATGGGGAACACGCTCGAAATCGAGGTCCATCCCTACGTGCCGCCCGGAACGATCATCTTCTGGTCCGATCGGGTGCCCTACGAGCTCTCGGGCGTGCCCAACATCCTGGAGGCCCACGTCCGGATGGACTACTACCAGATCCAATGGCCCTGGCGGTCGCGCCGCTACGAGTACGGCGTCTACGTCGACGAGGTCTTCACCTGCTACTTCTGCCCGGCCTTCGCGATTATCAACAACGTCAACCCACCCACGGGCGTGCCCGTAGTGGGATAAACGCGGGAGGGTTCGGCGGATGAAGCTCAAACTGGACCTAGAACATTTCCTCGACGAGCGACGCTTCAACCTCGAGGCGCAAAAGCTCTCGCGCGCGCGCCTGCTGCGCGCCGTCGAGCGCCCCACGCGCGTGTCGGTGGGCGGCAAGGAGTTCGCCGTGCGCGACGGCGTGCTGGACGTCCCGCCCGAACTGGCAGAGGTCTTGCTCGCCCAGGGATGGCGCAAGACGGCGGACGAAAGCCGCGCTCCGTCGCAAGGCAAAAACCAGGACAAAGCAGGCGGATGAGCGCATGGAGTAGGGCGGCTTTGAAAACCCACGCGCCCCATCCGGTGCCCGGCTCGTCGACGTTTCGAGCTGCGCACCCGCTACCGTACAGGTTCGCGCCTTGCAGCCGCGCAAAAGCGCACGGTTGAGAGGCGCTTGGGCAAGAGGTGAGGACGAGCGATGGCGCTTGCGACATCACCCGACCCGCGCGACCTCGCGCTGGTAAGCGACGTCAAAAGCTATATCAACCCGACGCTCGGCTCGACCGACGACGCGCTGCTCCAGACGCTGCTTACCGCGACCTCGCGCTGGATCGCGCAGTACCTAAACCGCAACCTCAACGCCCAGACCTACACCGAGGTGCGCGACGGCACGGGTACGGCCTCGATGCGGCTGCTCAACTGGCCGGTGGTGAGCGTAAGCCAGGTGATGGTCGACAACGCGGTGATAAATCCGGCGCCGAACCAGACCGCCTCTGGCTACGTGTTCAATCCGCTGACCGGCGTCATAAGCCTGCGACCCGACATCTTCGGACTTGGCGGCTACTTCGCAAAAGGCGTGCAGAACGTGCGCTTCGTATACGTCGCCGGCTACAACACGCCCGGGATGTACGCGCTGGGCGCGACGGTTGCGGGCGCGCCCGACCTGCCGGCGGCGCTGTCGATGGCCGCGATGCAGCTTTGCGCGCTCGTCTATCGCCAGCGCGACCGCGTCGGCGACACGAGCGAAAGCGTGGCTACCGCGGGGCTCGAGCGCGTCACGTACTTCATGGGCGCGCTCCATCCAAGCACCAAATCGATCCTCGACCTCCATCGCGAGGTGGTGCCCGTGGATGGGATGTCGGTCGCGGCGTTCGGCGGATGACGCAAAAGGGCAAGCGGCCGAGCAGTTTCGCTCGCTCTGGGCGGATCGATGGCGATCGGACGAGAGAAAATTTACGTGGCCCTGTTCGACTTGCTCACGCAAAACCTGCTCGCTCCAGCAGGTCCGTTCGCGTTCGCTTCCCGACGCTACCGGCCCGCCTCCCAGACCGGCACCGCGAACTTCCCGGCCTTCTACCTGATCCGCGGCCGCGAGGAGTACCGGCGCGAGCTGCTCTACGGGCCGGCAACCGTCGTGCTAAGGGCGCACGTCCGAATCCAGGCCGCCAACGGCGACGACCCGAACGCGGTCACCGAGACCCAGATGAACGAGCTCGTCGATGCGGTGGAAAACGTGATCGAGAACTACTCCGGGCGGCTCGGCACCCATGCCCTGGGTGGCCTGGTGCAGGTGATCCAAATGAAGTACGTCCAGCCGCTCGTCGACGCCTCCGGAATGGGGCGCTTTTCCGAACAAACGGTCGTCATCGAGATGATGACCAACCATTGAGGCAAGGGTAATCAGGATGGCCAGCGATCTGCGACAGTTCATTTTCGGCCCGGGCTCCGGATGGACCCGGCTCATCCAGTACGTCGACGGGACGCTCCCGACTATCTCCCAGCCACGCCGCTTCGACGTGGTGCAGGAAGTGTCGCTCGAATTCGACCTTACGCTCGAAGAACTCTACGGCGAGCAGATCTACCCGGTCGCGGTCGGACTCAGCAAGGGCAGGGTCAACGGCCGAATCAAGCTCGCTGCGCTCGGCGCCAACCTTATCAACCAGGCCTTCGTCGGCTCGAGCGCAGGCCCCCAGTCAGGGCAGCGCGTGATGGCGATGACCGGAGCGCAGATCGGCGAGTTCACCACCGTCCCCACCGCCTCGCCGTACCAGTACACGGTCGCCAACGCCGCGACCTTCGTCGCCGACTGGGGCGTGCGCTACGGCGACACCGGACTTCCGCTTCTAGCGGTGAGCAGCGTCTCGGCAGCGGGTCAGTACTCGGTCAGCTCGGGCGGCGTGTACACCTTTGATGCCGCCGACGCAGGACGGCCGGTCTACATCGACTACGAGTACACCCAGCCCACTGGCGCAACGCTCGAGATGACCAACGTCCTGCAGGGCGACGTCGCGATCTTCAGCTTCCGCTACCAGGGTATCTTCTCCGGGCGCAAAATCGGAATCTATCTGCCCAACGCTGTCTCCGACAAATTCAACTTCCAGACCAAGCTTCAGGGTTTCAGCGAGCCTGAAATTATGTTCAACGCCTTTGCCGGACCGGACGGCGTCGTCGGCTATATCTACCTGGCGTCGTAAACCTGCGCGCGCAAGCCGCAGCGAAGTGATCTGGGTCGTTCGATGGCGGGACGAATCTACCACGGCAGGATGAGCGAGCCACCGTTCGAAGGGCGCGCGATCGTGGTGCGCGGCGAGACGTTCGTCGTGCCGGAACTCACGATCGGCGCGCGTCGGGCGCTCTCGCCCAAGCTCAAGTGGATGTACGAGCGCTTCGGCGCAGGATCTGGCAAAAACGGCGAAGTTCCATACGAGGAACTGGAGCGGCTCCATTCGCTCTGGTTCGAGACCGCGCTTTTGGCGCTCAAGATGAACTACCCGGAAATCACGCCCGAGCTCGTCGCCGAGAACTTCAGCTTAAGCCAAATCCGCCAATGCTTCGAGGCGGCCGTGGGTGTGCCCGCGCGCGACTCGAGCGAACCGGCGCGCCCTACACTTGCGGCGACCGAGACGGCCGCCGCTGGGTCGAACCCGACTGGAGCGAAATCTACGGACTTTTGATAACCGTGACCGGCTGGACCTTCGAATATATCGACTCGCGCGTAACGCTTTCCCAGTTCAACCGCCTAGTCGAGTACTGGTCCAAGCATCCGCCGGTCCATCTCTTGCTCGCAACGCTTCTTGCTCCGCCCGAGGCGCAAAAGCGCCGTCCGGCAAGGGTCATCCGCTACGACCGCAACACGATAGAGGAACTTTTCAGCGCCTGGCGCGCCGTCGGCGGCGCGGTCGCGCCGCAAGGCGTCTGACGCGAAGCGGGTAATGGTAGCACGACTCGGGCTTAAAGCGGCGATCGAGGGAGAAGGCTAGACAGTGCCGTATCAGTACGCGCTCCTTCCAGGCGAATTCGAGCCGACTCAGTTCGACCTGCGCACGGCGGCCGAGCAGATGCGCGCGATGCGGGAAGAGGCGAGCACGACGGCGCAGGCGGTAAAGCTCGCCACGAGCGAGCTCAAAAAGGGAGTCGCGGACGCCGCCACGCCACTGCAAGATTTGCCTGCGCAGATGGCGAATGCGCAGACGCTCGATTCAGCCCAGGCGGTCGTCGCCGCTCAGCAAACGGCCGCGCTCGAGACGGCTTCCACCACTGGATTGGAAGGTGCGTTCGAGCCGCTCAGCCAAGGTGCCGAGATGATTACGCGCACGGCGCTCGCCGACCCGAGACGGATGAACGAGGCGCTGCGCGCGATGGGACGCGACTTTATCGCCAGTATGGTTCGAAGCCATGCCGAGGCGCTTGTAGGTGGCGCAGAGAAAGGCTCGCTCCTTTCGGCGATCTACGGTGAGAGAGGACGCGGCGGCGGGCTCACCGGACTTGCGCAGCGCTATCTCTTCGGTGCGACGGAAGGACCCGGACCGCTCGGCCCCAGCGGCGAACTCGTCGGCGCAAACGGACTCGCCGCACCGCTTGCCGGCTACGGCGCCGAGCTCGGCGAGCAAGGGAGCGAACAGCTTCAGGCGCTGTCTGACAACTTTTCGCAGCTCAACAGTTCGCTGAGCGGGCTTCCCGAAACGTTCGACCAGCTCGGCACGAGCACGAGCGAGCTTCCCGAGCTATTCCAAAGCCTCGCCGGCTCGTTCAACTCCGCCCTGGGCGAACTCGCCTCGCTAGGTGGCGGCGGTATTGGCGGGCTCGGCTCGCTCTTCTCGGGCCTCGGCGACGTAGGCGCGATCTTCGGCTTCGAGCGCGGCGGAATCGTGCCGTCGGCCGCCGGCGGAATGATCGTCGGACCAGGTCACGGAACGCTCGCGATGCTCCATCCACGCGAAATGGTCCTGCCAGCCCATCTTTCGACCGGGATCCAACGGCTGATCGGCGATGCGACCGGCCCGACCGCCAGCCACAACATCAACGTCAACTACCACGTAAGCGCCCTGGATGCGCGCTCGGTGCGGGAACTTTTGATGGAGCACGGCGACACGATCACCAATATCCTCCAGCGCTCGCTGAGAGCGTCGCCCCGTGGCGGTTCGGGCTTCGTAATCAGCTGAACGATGGTCGCGGTCAAAGGCGCGGACGGTTGATCGAAGAGATGGCAAGCTCGGGCGAGCTGATGGACAAGTGGCCAAGAATTCGCCGGGGCCTCGGCGCGGGATTGAGGGTAGATGGAACGGATGGAGGACTCTGCGCGCAAACGTAAACCAGGCCGCCAAGGCCCCGGCCGGTCTAGGAGAAAAGAGTGTGGAAGCGATAGCAACGATGGCGCTTGTGGCGGCGCTCAGCAAAATGCCGCTCGGGATGCGGCGGGCGTATATCGAGGGCAGGGAGCGCTGCTTTATCGAATGGGGAATCTGCCAGGAGACCGACGATCCGACCGGCGGAATCAGCTGCAGGGCGGCGGACGAGCAAGAATGCGATTGCCAAAAGTGCGATCCAGAGCCGCCGCCGAACAACCATCCAGATAAGGGAGGTCGCGCGATTTAGCCGTGAGAATGATTGCGCTTGGAATTATGGAGGGCGCGCTCTTGATTCAATGCGCGCAGACCTACTTCTACGAGCCAGCCAAGTTAATGCGCCTTGCCCATCCGCGCGCATCCGAGCTCTTCGCGCGCCTGCTGATAGCGGCGCCGGATGAGCGCCGTCGGCTGCTCGACGAGCTTAAAAAGAACTTCGAGCTGACCGAGATAGCGCCCGAAGAGCTAGCAAAGGCGCGCGAATTTTTGATCGAGATCGACTGAGATGACCGTCGAAGTTCTAGCTTTGGCCGCGTCTTCGGCTTGCGTCGGCGACCCGTCGCCTCTTAACACTCGCCCAGTGCAGGGCGAAGCGGCGACAGCCGACGCCGTCGCTCCAGATACGATGCGAACGAAGTGGGGAGTATCTCGCAAATGATCCAGATAAGCGTTATCAACGAGTCTACGCTCCTTTCGGACTCGGCCGTAAGCGCGATCCTTCCGGCGCTTCAGACGCAATGGAACCGCGATTTGGCAAGCGTATGGAGCGTGGAGGAGGTAAGCTTGGCGCTCGTGCCGAAAAGCACGCAGCCCGCGCCGGGATCGTACTGGATGGTGTTTCTCGACAACAGCGACCAAGCGGGGGCGCTGGGTTACCATGACCTTACGCCCGAAGGATTGCCGCTTGCGAAAATTTTCGTCGAGACCGCAAACGAGGCAGGTGAGCCCGTAAACCTAGTCGCCTCGCACGAAATGTGCGAGATGGCGGTCGACCCGTATATCAACTGCGCCTTCCAGGACCTAAGCGGCTACTTCTGGGCGGGCGAGGTGTGCGATCCGGTCGAAGCCCCGCAATACGCCTACCAGATCGACGGCGTGACGGTGTCGGATTTCGTCACTCCGGCTTATTTCGGCTACGAGTACGCAAGCGGGCCCTACGACTTCAAGGGCTACGCAAGCGGCCCGTTCGTGGTGCTCCCAGGAGGATACGCGCAGGTGTTCGTGCCGCGGTTCGGATGGATTCAGATAACCGGCGACGACGCAAGCAAAGGCTCGCGCGCGTATCCCCATCCTGGCTCGCGGCGCGAACGGCGTCGGCGGGGCAGGGCCAACTGGCGGCGAAGCGTGCTTCAGCGCTGAGCGGAAGGGTGGCGGCGATCGCGATTAGTTGGGCCCAAGCGGCGCGCAGGTTGCGAACGCTTGGAGTGTTGGAGGCGCGGGCGAGGCTTTCAAGCAAACGTTTTCGGGCGCGCGGTGTTGGATGGCTCGGCGGAAAAGCGCAAGGTGCCGTTGCTCTCGGTCGTAAGCTCGCCCCTGACGAGGCGCTTTTGGCGATGGCGATCCAGTTCGTAAAAGCCTGGACTACCCAGGATGCTTCTTCGAGCACGACGAGCGTGTCGATCACGACCGACTCGAGCCTTTCGGCGGGCGACCTGATGCTCGCGCTCGTATGCCTCGGTGCTTACGGAACCGGCATGACGAGCAGCAGCTTTACCGCGCCCTCAGGATGGACCGTGCTTTCGAGCGCCTACCCGCTAAAGACCGAAAGCAGCGCGAATCCCTGGGGCGTCTGGGCGATTTACTGGAAGATCGCAACTTCAGGCGATATCGGCGCCACGGTTACCTTCTCCTGGTCGGGAGTGAGCACGTATCCTTCGCTCGCGGTGGTCGCCTACAGCGGCACAACGACGAATCCTATCGACGCGACCAATTACAATTTGTACACCAAGAACACCTCGAGCCTCGTCGCGCCTTCGATCAACGCCTCGGCGGCAACCGACCTTCTGGTCTGTTTTTACTCCACCGTAGAGCAGTCGGCGACCTACACCGACAGCTACACGCTGCCAAGCGCGCTTTCGCAGCGCGTGAATTTCTCGACTAAGTACCAGTTTTTCGGTGGCTCCGCACCTGGAATCGCGATCGGCGACTTACAGCTCAACGCCGCAGGTGCAACTCAAAGCCAGACGTGCGCGGTCAGCGGCAACAGTAACGACACCGGATGCGCGATCGCGATCACGCTGCTCGCTTACCAGGCTGGTCCGACCTACTCGATAAGCGCCGCCTTCGCGCAGGCGAACGTGGTGGGATCGGGCGGCTCGTCGCTCGCCGGTGCGGCTTTGGCGCAGCGCGCAAGCGAGGCTGCTTTCGAATCGGCCGACGTAAGCGGTGCTTGTGCTTGGCAGCTACAGCTTCTCGGATCGCCGGCGGCAACGTTGCTCGGCGGACCGTCCCAGGCGGCCTCGGTTACATCTGGAGCGTCGGCGGCGAGCGCTCTGAGTACCGCTCAAAGCTCCAGTGCGAGCGGCGCGCCCGCGATGGCGTCGTCGGTCGGCGGCACGATCGCAGATAACCTCGCGCTTTCGTCGACCGGGACAGGCTTACTGGAAGGTTCGCCCGCGGCGCAGGCCGGCGTGCAAAGCGGTGCAGGCACGGTTGCTTATTCGGCGGCCGCGACAAGCGCCGGAATAAGCGACTTCGCCGAGCCTGTCGCAAGCGCGCAGCTGCTGTCTTCTTTAACGCTCGAGTTTGTCGAGCAGGCAAGCGCTGCGCTCGGCATTGCGCCGCAGGAGGTGGCGGCCTTTGGCGGCGCAGCGGCAAGCGCGCAAGCATTTGCGCTGCTCGAACGGGTGGGTGCGGGCGCAAGCGTGCTCGAGACGAGCGCGATCGAGCTTTCGATGGCGCTTGCGGCGTCGTGTGCAATGGAGGCGCAAGTTGCGGCGCTTGCGTCGGCGGTCTTTGAACTTATCGGTGCGCTTTCCTCCCAGGTAGAGTCGATCGCAATCGCGCGGATCGCGCTCGTGCCGTCGCTCGACGGCTCGTTTTCGGCCGCGCTTGCAGGCTCTTATCTTGCCGCGGGGCCGCAGGCTGGGGCGACGGCCGCGCCGCTACTTGCTGGCGCAAACCAAAACGCAAGCGCGCTCGGCGCCGACATTCAAAACGCGATAGCATGCCAGGTCGCGATCGCACCTTCGATGACCACGTTCGAAAGCTTGATCGCAAGTCTCCTGTGCGCGCTTGCGCTTTCGGGCGCGCTCGGCGACGAAGAGAGCGCGAGCGCCTTCGCGGCGCTGCTTGCGCAATACGGGCTCGTGTCGGCGCCGGTGTCCGAGGCGATCCAGATCACGGTTGCTTTGATCCTGGAGGCACCGCTTGCCCGAAACCTGGTGATCGCCACGCCGATGGCGAAAAGTTGCGCGCTCAGCGCGCCGATTGCGCACGCGGTCGTGCTCACAGCGCCTCTTTGCCGAGCGATCGTCGTAACGAACGAGCCGCCGTTCGGCCCGTAGCAGCGTCTGCAAGCAAATACCGCTTGATTGGAGATAAAGGAAATGATCGAAAAGTTGGAAGAGCTTTTGAACGAAGCTAAAGCCGGGCGCCATCGAAGCGACCCCGATTGGCTTGCCCGCAAGCTTCTGGCTATCGCGGCAAGCCCGGCGAAACTCTCCCAGAACGCGCAGGCCTTCGGCGGGCTCGGCGCGCTTTGCGGCGGCTTGCTCGAAAATCGCCTAGGTTCGACCTGGAACGTGCGCGTCTGGGAGGGTGCGCCGGGAGCGAGCAGGCTCGTGAGCGAGTTCGGCGGCCATAACCTTATCCCCACCCAGGGCGCGACCTGGCTGATAAACCTTCTAACTGCCGGGCAATCGACGCCGAGCCTTTATATCGGGCTCCTTCAGCCGGTCGGCACCAATTCGAGCGGCGCGATGACTTCCGGCTCGAACACGCTTACCTTTTCGACCGCGCCGTCGCCCGCGCTGATCGTGGGGCAGGCTGTGTCGGTGGCTGGCGCGGGGACGGGCGGCGCGCCGCTCAACGCTTACGTCGGCACCGTCAACTCCAGCACGAGCTACGCCTTGGTCACGACGCTCAACGGCTCGACCGCAGCCAACGCCGCGGCGTCGGTCTCGAGCGCCACGGTGACGATCGGTCCCGCCTTCGCGATTAGCGATACGCTTTCGAGCCGGGCGAACTTTTTTACCAACTTCAGCTCGCCGAGCACGCTTCCCCAGTTCTCGCCCGGTGCGCCGTCGGGCACAAATCCCGTATCGCGCGCTGGCGCGGCCGTGACGTTTACGATTTCCGGCTCGGGCGGCACGATCTGCGGCGGCACGCTCCAGGACCAAAGTGCGGTCGCCGCGAGCTACACGAGCGGGAACCTTATCGGCGAAGTGATGTTCACCGCCGGCGGAGGGCTCGGCGCAGCGCCCGTCTTCCAGCCCACGGTTGCGGGCAACACCGTGCAGGTGACCGTGACCTTCAACGTAAACGCGGGGTGAGCCGATGGGGCGCGTGCTCGCGTTCGACCGAAGAGGCGGCCGAGGGTCGAAGGCGCGCGGGACCTGGAAGGCGGCCGAGCAAAACGCAAAGGCTCACGTGCGGATCGGCAAACGATGGGCCATTACGGTCGGTTTGCCGCACGTGGAGAGCGCGCTTTTGTTCGCGGCGGGTGTGCTGGCAGGCCTTCTGCTTGCGCTCGCGGTGCAAACGGTGAGGCTTTAAGGCGCAGGCAAGAATCGAGGCATAAAGGCGAAGCGCAAAAGCGATGGCGGTAGTATCCGGTTTTCTGGTGGCGGGCGAAGTCGGCAAGCTCATCCAATTCGTCCAGCTGAGCGTCGATATCTCGAGCGCGAGCTCGCTTACGATAAAGGCGATGCCGCCGACCGGGCTTGCGGCGCTCGAGCTCACCGCAAGCTACGTCAACGATCCGGTCCTCGGCGAGCTCGCCCAGTACGCCACCACCGGAGCCGACTTCACCACGCCCGGGATATGGACGCTTCAGCTCTGGGCACAATTCCCCACGGGCGAGCTTCTCAAGTGCGTGGAGCAACAAATCCAGGTGTTCGGCTCGCTTTAATCCGATGGGCAACAGCGTGCTTCCGACGTTCAAGGGCGTAAAGTTCAGCGTGATCCGCAAGCCGCGCGCCGGCGCCACGCTTATCCAGACCGCGACCTCGGGCAAAGAGACGCGGCTTGCGCTGTGGTCGTCGCCGATCAACGACTTCGAGCTTCAATACGAGTTTTTGTGGCAAAACCAGCCCTATCCGTCGGTCTCGGCCGTGCCGTACCCGGCGGCGATTCGCTCGTTCGGCGACCCGGTGCTGGCCGACGACTGGGCCGCGCTGGAGGGCTTTTTCAAGGCGCGCCAGGGCGCCTTCGACGATTTCCTGTTCAACGACGTCTACACGCCGGACAACTCGGTGACGCGCGAACAGTTCGCAACCGGCGACGGCGTAAGTACGAGCTTTCAGCTCACGCGCCTTCTGGGGCCGTTCGCCGAGCCCGTCCAGAGCGTTGCAGGCGTGGTGACCGGGCCGCCCGACGTGCCGCCCACGATCTATATCGACGGGACGCCCCAGCCGCAAAGCGCCTACTCGATCTCCCAGACCGGTGTGGTTACCTTTACGAACCCGCCGCCTGCGGGCGCCGTCCTTTCGTGGAGCGGAAACTACTACTGGCGCGTGCGCTTCGCCCAGGACATCAACGACTTCGAACTCTTCATGCACAACTTCTTTCGGCTGCGAAAGGTCGAGCTTACGGGGATAAAGCTTTAGCGAGAAAAGGGGGAAAAGGAGCTTTAAAAAATTCGCTACCTTGGCCGGTTTGCTGGATGGATTGCCCGATGGACGAGATAAAGGTAAGCGTTTGTTTCTCCCGCTCGAACGACTGGCTTGGCGACGCGATCCGGTTTTTCACCGGCGGCGACGTAAACCACGCCTTTCTTGGATGGAACGATCCCCATTTCGGGATTCCCGTCGCCCTAGGCGCGAATCCCAACGGACTTACGCTCTCGCCCTACGAGCGCTTTCTCAAGCCGCCCGAGCAGGTGATGTGCGTGTTCGAGCCGCCGGCCAGTTTGTGGCCCGGGATACGGGCGCTCGCGCCGATGCTCGATACGCCGTACGACTACGGCGGATTGGTCGGGATGTCGATGGTCGAACTGGTGCATCGCGCGCTTCGCCGATGGATTCCGAATCCGTGGCGGTCGAAACTGATGTTCTGTTCGGAGTACGTGCGCTGGGTGCTCAAGCTTTCGGGCCTCGACCCGCACGGGCTCGACGACGTTCCAGTCTCGAGCACCGACCCGGCGCGCCTGTTCAAGGCGATAAGCTCAGACGGTCGTTTCAAACGCCTTGCGGACACAAAACTGCCCTGACAGGGCGCAAGCGAAGTAGGGCGCTTTGCGCAAAACGCGCCGGGCGCCTTGTTCAAAGCAGGGTCGGCGCGATAGGAGCGAAAAAGGTTCTTAAAGCTTCGTCGCAAGCCGAGCCAGAGCGAAGGCAGGTAACGAGAAGTGGAGCTACAAGACGCGAACGAAGAGAAAATCGCCGGTCTCAAGGGCTCGGCAGTGTCGGTCAATGGCGAGCTTAGACGAATCGGCGGCGTGGCCAGCGTGGCTGCCGCGATCTTCGCCGCCGGGTTTGCCGCCTCTTGGATTATCGGCACGGTCGACCCGAACTATCGGCTGAGCCGAATCGAGGGCAGCGTGGAAAACCAGCAGCAAACGCTCAGCGTCGCCGTCACGAAGCTCGACGTTGCGATCTCCCATCTGGAGGACCTCGGCAACCGGGTGGGCGAGCTCGCCGCCCAGATGCGCGAGGCCGAGCAGCGCCTGACCAAGCTCGAGCTCAAGATCGCCCAGATCGACGCCCAGGTGCGCGCCGACGAGGGCGCGCTCGAGGCGGGCGGCTTTCTCGTCCCCGCGCCGCGCAAGCGAAAGGAGGCGGTCGAATGAGAGCGGCCACACCCCAGATGCAGGCGCTGCTTGCCAGTCCGGCCGGCCGTGCGCTAGTCGCGTGCGACCTCTACACGTTCGCGCTTGTCGACGGCACCACGATGTTCTTTACCAGTTTCGACCGCGACGTCGTCTACAACGGAATCGTCTACAGCTCGGCGACTCGGCTCGAGATCGGCGCGCCCGGGCTGCCGCGGATCTCCTGGAAGCGCGGAATCAACGTCGATCGTCTCGTTATCACGCTTGCGCCGCGCGCCGCTGACCCGGGCGACTTGAACCTCACGCTGGCGCAGGCGCTGGTGGCGGGGCGGTTCGACGGATGCAAGGTCACGCTCGAGCGCACCTTCAACCCGATCGTCTCGCCGAGCTCGCCCCAGGCGCAGGTCGACCCCAGCCTGGGCACGATCGTGCTGTTCGTGGGACTGGTCTCGGAGGTCGCGATCGACCGGACAATTGCGCGGATAACCGTAGCGCCGATCTCCGAGCTTTTAAACATCCAGTTCCCGCGCCATCACTTTACCACCCAGTGCCGATGGACGCTGTTCGACGCCGGATGTTCGAACAGCCGCACGGCGAGCGACGGCTCGATAAGCGCCGGTTCGCAGACGCTCGTCTCCTCGACGCTTGCTTTCACCAACTCCGACGTCGGCCGGCCGATCACAGTGGTGGGCGCAGGTGCCGGTGGCTCGAACCTGGTGACCACGATAAGCGCGGTGGAAAGCTCCTCCCAGGCGACGCTCGCGGCGCCGGCCGCCGTGTCGGTAAGCGGCGCCACGGTGACGATCGGCCTTCTGGCGCAAAACTTCGCCGTTTCGGGCTCGGCGGCCGCCGGCTCCACGCGCACCCAGGTGCTGGCTGCGCTCGACAACCCGCCCGGCTACTTCGACCTCGGGCGGATCGTGTTCACCGGCGGCGCGAATCTGGGAATATCGCGCACGGTTCAGTCGTACTACGCCGGCAACGAGAGCTACGAGCAGGCGGTGCTCGCCGACCAGCCGGTCGGCTACTGGCGGCTCGGCCAGAACGCCAACGATTATTCGGGCAACGGCTTTAACGGCACGGTCAGCGGCGGCGTAACCTTTGGCCAGCCCGGGGCACTGGCGGGCGACACGATGACCTCGGCGCTTTTCGACGGCTCGTCGGGCTATATCACGTTTCCCCTTCCAGATCCGGGCTCGATGCCGAACAGCGAAAGCGCGATAAGCTTCGAGTTCTGGGTCAAGCCCGCCTATCCCCAGATGCAAGGCATCTTCGACACCGACCCGTACGGCGAGGAGCTTTCGGGCGGCTATCGCCAGGGGCCGGGCGCCTACGCGCTTCGCAACTTCAACTACGGCTACGGCGGCTTCGAATGGAACCCGGCTGCGCCCGCGGTGGCCTTCGCGATGACGCCTGGCGTCTGGCAGCACGTGGTCGTGGTTTTTCGCGGGATGCAGTATATCGACGTGTTCGCCAACGGACGGCTGGCGGCGAGCGCCTCCGCCCAGGGCAACGGCGTCTATGAATGGACCGAACTCGTGGTCGGGCGATGCTACTTCAACTGGACCGGCAACAACTATAACTGGGGAATCCCAGGAAGCGGCACGCCAGGGTCGCCGCCCGCGCCGGGATTCTACTACGTCTACTTTTCGGGCTACCTCCAGGAGCTTGCGGTCTACAACTACGCGCTTTCGTTCGACCAGATCGCCAACCATTACCGAATCGGCTCGATCGGGCCGAACAGCTACCCGATCGCCCAGATAAACTTGTGGCAGGCGCTGCCGTACGCGCCCAACCCAGGCGATCCGTTCGTGATTTACCCGGGATGCGACAAGACGGTGTTTTCGTGCGCGCGAAAGTTCAACAACTTGATCAACTTCGGCGGCTTTCCGTTTATCCCGACCGAGGAGACGGCGCTTTGAGCGAAGCACGGACGACGGTTTGCGAAGCGCAGGCTTTGAGGTGTGACGCGATGGATGAGCGGGCGGCGCAATGTTGCGCGGGCGCAGGCGTGGGGCTTGCGCGAGGGCTCGAGCCGGCATCGCAGCTCGCTCAGCGCAAGGCCGTTGTGCGCGAGGCGCGCCGATGGCTCGGTACGCCCTACGTGCACATGGGACGCGTGCGCGGAGCGGGCGCGGATTGCGCGACGCTTTTGTGCGAAGTGTTCGAGCGCGCCGGCGTAATTCCCCACGTCGCGCTTGATTACTACCCGCTCGACTGGTACCTGCATCGCGACCAAGAGCGCTACCTCGCGACGGTCGCGCGCTACGCAAGGCGAGTCGAGCGCGCCGAGCCGCTGCCCGCCGATATCGCGCTGTACAAGTTCGGGCGATGCGTAAGCCACGGCGCGATCGTGCTCGCCTGGCCGATCGTGATCCACGCCTACCGGGCCGCTGGCCAGGTATGTTTGGCCGACGCGACGAAGTCGCCGCTTGCGTCGCGCTTTCACAGCCTATGGAGCGTTTGGGAATGACGAGCACGGCTAAGCTTGACCGGTTCGAACAGGTCGCCCGCGCGGCGGTAAACGCCCTGGCCGAGGAATTGCCGAGCGCGACCCAGGTGCTGGTTATCGTCAGCGACCCGATCGTCGCCTCGACGCCGGCGCCGGCCTTCGTGATGGCCTGCTCGCGGGGCGTAAGCCGCGGTCAGGCGGCGCTGATGCTCGCAAGCGCGCTCACCCATCTGGAGGACGAAACGGCTTAGTTGCTAAGGCGCGCTTCGGCGTGGGGCATAACGTCAAAAAATTCCGTCGACCGCGCGATTGGGAGAAAAAACTAGATCGCAAGGGGCGAACCAAAGGCTTGGTCAGTATGAAGGGAAGCAAAGGCGATCAGAAGAAAGCTGCGGGCAGAAGCTGCCGGCCGGAGGAGGCAAGCGATGGCGCTGTTTGAGGCGGGCGGCTCGGCGGCTAGTCCGCCGCGCGTTCACGGCTTTCGTATCCAGCAGTCGCGCACGCCGATCGTAATTCCGGTCGTCTACGGCACGGCCCGAATTCCGGCCAACGTGATCTGGTTCGGAGACTGGATGCCGTTTCGGGTGAATTTGGGCGGCAAAGGCGGGCCGTCGATCACCGGATACAGGTATCTAATGTCGTTTCAGTTGGCGCTGTGCCAGGGACCGATAAAGTCGGTCAACAGCGGATGGGAGACCGGCGGCTACGCCTCGCGCATCCCGCCCAACATCGTGCAGCAGGACTGGGCGGTGTTTCTGGGCGAATTCGGGCAGCAGCCGTGGCCCTACCTTCTGTCGCACCATCCGGGAATGGCGATCGGCTACACGGGAGTGGCCTGGGTGGGCCAGGAATGGCCGACCACGCCGAGCAACGTCTGGAGCGTCGAGGCCTACGCGCAGGACGCGCTGCCCCAGTTCTCCTTCGAGGTGACCGGCCTTTTGCCGTACACCGACCCGACCGGCGTGACCCATCTCGACGCCAATCCGGCCGACGTGATCGCCGACCTGATGACGAATCCGCTCTACGGCCTGAAGATATCGTCCGAATATATCGGCGACCTTTCCGACTACCGCGACTACTGCGCCGCCTACGGGCTTTTGCTCTCGCCCGTGTTCGACCGCCAGCGGCAGGCGGGCCAGTGGATCACGCTTTTGCTCGAGATAACCAACGCCGACGTAGTCTTCAGCGCGGGCCAGATGCGGATCGTGCCGTACGGCGACGCGCCCGCTACGGCCAACGGCGTGACGTGGACGCCCAACCTCGAGCCGGTCTACTCGCTTACCGACGACGACTTCATCGCCGAGCGCCACGCCGCGCCGGTCCAGGTGCAGCGCAAGATTCCCCAGGACCGCTTCAACGTCTGGGTCATCGAGTACAGCGACCGGGCCAACGACTACCGGCAGGGGATGGTCGCCGTGTACTCCGACGCCGATATCCAGACGTACATGCTGCGCAAGGCCCAGCCGCGCGAGTATTTGCCCGTGACCGACGCCGGAACGGCGCAGCGGGTGGCGCAGCTTCAGATGCAGCGGGCGCTTACGGTGCTCAACACGTACCTGTTTCGCGTCGACCAGCGCTTTATCCTGCTCGAGCCGATGGACATAGTCGCGATCACCGACGCGACGCTGGGGCTGGACGCGTATCCGGTGCGAATCGTCGAGATCGTCGAGGAGCGCGACGGTACGCTCTCGATCACGGCCGAAGATTTGGGCGCCAACTCCACACCCGGCTATCCGGTGCAGGCGCACGCGCCCTCCAACCGCTACTCGGCGCAGCTTTCGCCGGTGGGGATAAACCCACCGATGCTGTACGAGCCGCCGCCGCTCTACACGCAGGGCGTGCTCGAGCTTCTGATCGGCGTGTCGGGCGCGCAAGGCAACGCGAACTGGGGCGGATGCTACGTCTACTACAGCCTCGACGGCGACACCTACAACCTCTACGCCCATCTGACTCAGCCCGCGATTCAGGGCTTTTTGACCGCTCCGCTGCCCGCCGCTTCCGACCCTGACACGACCGACACGCTTTCGGTCGCGCTCTACGACGCGGCCCAGACGCTGAGCTCCGTCTCCCAGTCGCTCGCCGACCAGGGCGAAAATTTGATTCTGGTCGACCAGGAGCTGATAAGCTTCGCCACCGCGACCGTGGTCGGCCCTGGCCAGTACGATCTTAGCTATCTGCGCCGCGGCGTGGGCGGCTCGACCGTGGCCGCGCATGGCACGGGCGCGCAGTTTACGTACCTGGGTTCGCTTGCCAAGCTCGACCCGGCGATTTTGCGGATCGTGTACTCGAACTCGATGGTCGGCAAGACGGTGTACTTCAAGTTCGCCTCGGTAAACGGCGAGGGCGGTGCGCAGCAGAGTCTGGCCGACGTTACCGCGTACGCGGTAACGCTTGTGGGCGTGGCGCACAGCGTGCCGCCGGTGCAGGGCGGGCCGGCCTGGCAGCCCCAGGCAAGTTACGCCCAGGGCGCGGTGATTCAGGCCGACGGCTTCTTTTTCGTCGCCAAGGTCGGCGGCGTCACCGGCTCGACCGAGCCGACATGGCCGCTCGGCGTGGGCCAGTCGGTCGTCGACGGTAGCGTGGTGTGGGTCAACTCGGGCCCCGCGCCGACCTTCGCCCAGGGCACGATCACGCTTCAGGGCACCGAAACCAATTCCTCCACCCAGGCGATCGGCAACACGATGACCACCGTGGTTTCGACCGCCGTCGCCGTGCAAAGTGCAAGCGACGTCGTGCTGCTCAACGCCCTGGTCGAATTCACCTCCGACGTAAACGCGGCCGCGATGCAGATCGTCGACCAGGCGGGCGTGGTCCACGCCACGTGGTACCCGGTGCCGGCCGCAACCGGCGGGGCGACCAACTGGGTGCCGCTTACCGCCTTCCTTACCGGACTTTCGGGGCCGTACACGTTCAGCTTGCAGATAAGGCTTCCGAACTCGAGCGGCGCACAATGCTTTAGCGCGACGTTGAGCGCGATCGATCTTCGGCAATGAGAACGCAAACGGCAAAATACGCCTTCGCTTGTGCGCCCGCAGGCAAGCGCGGCCAAGCATGCAACTCGCGCGGCGAAAGCTACACGGGCGCCATACGGCGAACCAGGGCGCCGCGAGCGCGCAGAAAGGCTCTGCGCGCGAACGATATCGGGATGGGGCGAGCTTGAGCGATGGTCAAGACGCGAACGTACTACGTCGTTCACGACAGCGCAGGAGCGGTGATCGCCGTTGGCTTTTGTGACGCAAGAGTCGTCGGCGCGCGCCGCGCGGCGCTCCCTTCGGGGCTTTCGATGCTCGAGATCGACGATTCGGCGTGGGAGTCGGTGCGCGCGGACCCGAAAAAGTTCCGCGTCGCCAACCAGACGCTCGTCGACTCGAGCGGGACGAACGTTTTAGAGCAGGCGCCCGCCACCGCGTCGATCCCGACGCACGGGCAGCAGGTGGAGGCACCCGCCGCGCCATCGATTCGAGCGGACCGACCGTCGCCCGGCATCGGCGGTTCGGCGGTCAGTGGCGCGGCCGCGGAAAAAATCGGTTGAGACAGGAAAGGGGTTGAGCGATGCGAATTAAATTTAAGTACCACATTTTGCTTGCGCTTGTCGCACTCGTCGCGCTAGTCGGCGCCTTGTGGAGCGAGGCGCGCTTAGGCGCCGCAGTGGCGATCCCCCAAATCTCACCCGCCGATACCGGCCCCGAGTTCATCAACGACATCAACACTGCGTTTTCCCTTATCCAGTCCAATTTCACCACGCTTACGCCCAACGTTATCGCGCCTGCGATAACGAATCTCGGAAGCGTGTCGGGCTCGGTAACGTGCAACGTAAGCCAGAGCTCTGGATGTGTGATGACGCTGGCCGGCCCGGTTAGCAGCTTCGCGATAACCGGCGGCACGCCCGGACAGCTGATCACGCTCCAGATACGCCAGAGCAGCAGCGGCGGGGCGAGCTTTAGCTGGCCGGCCAACGTTCAATGGAGCGGCGCGCCGCCTGCGACCGATCCGACGCCTGGAGCGGTTGAGATGTACCAGCTCCAGACCTTCGACGGCGTGACCTGGTATCCGCTGGTCCATTCCTCGCTCTCCGGCAATTCGATTACCGGCACCGGCTACCTGCCGACGATCGTGGGCTTCAACGGCGAGGTGCAAAGCGCGCTCAACGTGATCGCCTACGGCGCAAGCGCAAGCCTCGAGAGCGCAAGCGCAACCGTGAGCGCCGGCTCGACCTCGGTTACGCTCAACACGCCCGCCGACTTTCAAAACGGCCAGTCGGTAGTGCTGCTCCACGCCGGGCCCGCAACCTCGCTCGCCACGCCCGCCGCGCCGACGATAACGGTTGCGGGCGAGAACTCCACGGCGGGCGCGTATCTGGAGGCCGAGCTCAACGTCGGGCGATGCACGACCGACAGCGCCGGCCTTGCCACGAGCAACGCCAACTGCTCCACGTCTTACACCTACCAGGTGGTGAACGTCGACGCGATGGGTGGGATGTCGGCGCCGAGCCCGAAGGCGACGATCAGCAACGGCCCGGCGACCCTGTCGATGGCCAACCGTCTAGTGGTCACGTGGGCGCAGGACCCCAACGCCGTAGCCACGCTGGTCTACGGATGCGCGGGCGCGAATTGCACGCCCACGCTGCGCGCGGTCGTGCCGGCCCTGCCGAGCCTTGCGAGCTACTGGAACAACTACGTTTCGGGCAGCGTCTACGGCTACGTCGACGTCGGCGGGCCTTACTTCGGCTACGACGAGGTCTACGGAACGTCGGTGCCGCCGGGAGCGGTCAACCAGAACCTGCTCGCCACGATCACGAGCGGCGCGGGCACGACCAGTATCGTGCTCAGCGCCGCGCCCTCGGTCTCGGGCACGGTGACGATGTACCACGACGACGCGCCGGCCTTCCAGGCCGCGATTCACGACGCGTGCGGGCCGGTCACGAACTCAGCGCCCGTGAACTACGCGCGCACGATCTATATTCCGGCCGGCGCCTACCCGTTCGGCGAGACGATCGACACCTACGGATGTACGTCGATCTACCTGGAAGGCGCGGGCGGCGGCGCGGCGCTCAACACGTCGCTTTCGCCATGGATTATCTGGCACGGCCCGATCGGCGGAGTTGCGATCGACCTTAACAAAAGCGCCGGAATCGAGGTCAAAAACCTGTCCTTTCCTTCGGCGCCAAACCTGGGAGGGACGGTCGGAATCGCGATCAATATCGACAACGTGACGACCAGCGCGACGACCGACGCGGGCGGCCATACGATCGTAAGCTCGAATCCCCAGCCCGGTCAGACCTTGGGGCAGGTTTCTTCCGGCAATCGAATCGAAAAGATTTTCGTCGGTGACGCGGGTGTGGGAATAAGCGTCGGGCGGCAGGGCGGCACGCTCAACTCCGAGATGAAATTCGAAGACGTCCAGATGGCGGCGTTCGGCTCGCCAGGCGGCGGATGGCTCGGCTACTACCTGGGAGGCGGCGGCGCGTCGGGCGCGCTGAGGTTAAAAGGGGGCGAAGCGAGCAACCGCGTCTTCGGAATTCTCCTCAACAACCCAGGCTCCGTGCGTGCAAGTTCGCTTAGCTTTGCGCTCAACGCAACCGACATCTACTCGGTCGCGACGATCGGCTCCACGGCCGGCATCTTCGAGGAGGACCAGGCGTGGAGCTCCGGCGCTCAGCATCACTTCTACTCGGCCGTGGTGAATCTTCCCCAAAACGCCCGGATCGAAGGCTCCCATCTGGCGGTGATCGGTCCCGACAACGTGGACCATGGCGTGCCGAGCCGGTTTTACCTGATGCCGGGCGCGGGCGGCGTCTTTTCGCTGCACGGCAATTCGATCTGCATGAACGAGCCGCAGTGCCTGGTCGCGGTCAGTACGCAGAGCGGCAATTCGCAGCGCACCTTCAGCTCGCTTATCGTGTCGGAAAACAACCTCTATTCGAGCCAGACGCCCTGGTTCCCCGCGCCGAACCAGTCGAACACGGGCGCGGGCGCGCGCGTTCAGTCACTCAACGACCTTTTCGCGCCGAACAACTGGCTTGCGACCAATCCGTCGGGGCCGCCCGAGGTGTCGGAGGCGCTCTTGACCGGACCGGGCGCCGCACTTTTTGGCGGCACCACCGAGCTCAAGGTGGTCTCGCTCACGCCCAACGCCCCCACGGTTACGCCCAACGCTACGGGCTCGACCACGTACACGTACTGGGTCTATTGCACGGGCTACCAGGGCGAGTACTCCCAGCTCTCAGCGCCTACCACGATCACCAACGGCCCGTCTTCGCTCTCTTCGTCATCCACGATAACGCTCCAGACCTCGTACCAGCCCGGATGCCAGAACTACTACTGGCTTCGGAACAACACGAGCACGCTTGCCGGCGTAAGCCCCAACCCGTACTTCGTCGACACGGGCGCGTCGTCCTCGACCAGCTACCCACCGGCAAGCGGCGACCCGATGGGGACGCTTCGCGCGGGCGGGATAACGGCCAGCGGCGCGATAAACATTGCCGGCACGCAGACCAACGGCGCCGACCAGATAAGCCACGTCAACGTGATGCGCGAAGTGGACGTTACGACCTTCGGCGCGAAATGCGACGGCGTAACCGACGATACGGCGGCGATTCAGAACGCGATCAACTACGCGCTCCAGAACAAGCGGCGGGTCGTGATTCCAGGCACGTGCGTGGTGAGCCATCTCAACATCACGCCCGAATTTACCACCTACGGCGACCCTGGCTTCAAGATTCGCGGCAACGGCCCCAACGACAGCGAGATTCTATGCGAAGAGCCGAGCGGTAACAGCGGTGTATGTATCGACGCGCTCGGCGTAAACGGCGACATATGGGAGAATCTGCGCATCGAAGGTGGGACTTCGCCGAGCAACGCGCCCTACATCGTGTTGCTCCAGGGCAAGCTCTGCCAGGGCTCCAACGTGGCGAGCGCAGGAACCGTTCACACGATGCGCAACGTGCTGATCGACACCTACGGCAGCTTCGGTATCTACAACTACGGCGCAGAGCAAACCGACTACGACGACATGTTCTTCAACTGCGCCAATTCGACGAGCGGCAGCAACTGCACGGCGCTTCTGGTGCTGTCCTCGGCGAATTCTTACGGCGTGACGGTGCCGTCGGGTGATTTGCCGAGCGGATGGAATATCTGCCCTGCGCCGCAATCGATGAGCATGGTGCAGATTCACGGCGGGCAGACGACGTTCGGCATTTACAATTCGACCGCGGGCGCGATCGTGTTCGACGACAACGTGTCGGGTTCCGCGGTCGAAGGCATCAGTCTCGACAGCGTCTACTTCAATTCCTCGAGCCTGGGCGGGAACGCCGCGATAAGTTGCACGGCGACCTCAAGCACCGGCACTCAGGTCGAGACCGGTATCCATATCGAGCGAGCCAATATGGAGGCGTACTCGGTGCTGAGCCAGTTCATCAATTGCCCCAACTCGGCGTGGTGGGACTCGGATATCCACGCCACGCTGGGCTTGAACGGCGGCATCGCTCAATACATGACGCTCAACTACCTCTACAACTCGGACGTAAGAGTCTGGGTGCCCGGCTACAACAACGACCATCTGGTGGGCGGTATCCTTGGGACCTCGAATCCCAGCTACGGAACGCATATCCATATCGGGCAGTTCCAGAACCAGATCAACTACGCAGGCTCTGGATGGGTGCTGGACGAGTCGTACCCGAACATAAACGGGCAAACCGGGCTTACGTTTTTCCCACAGGGCGTTGTGCTGGGGTCGCTCCGTGGCATGACCGTGACGAGCACGCTGGGGCAGCCGCCTGCGCCGAGCGTCACTCCACAAGGGGCGACCGGGTCGACCACCTACAGCTACTACGTCGTCTGCCACGACGCGAACGGCGGGACCAGCATCCCGTCGCCCGCGGGTACGATCACAAACGGCAACGCCACGCTTTCGAGCTCGAACAATAACCTAATCATTTGGCATTGCCCGTTTGGCTACGCCAGCGCCGATATTTTAAAGAACAACACCTCGACTGCGCTCGCGACCGGACAGCCGCCGACCGGCTTTATCAACGATACGGGGCAAGCCACTTCGTCCTACACGCCGCCTACGCGCGATTCTACTGCCGACTTCGCGCCGTCGGTGATCCGGCAGGGATGCGCCGGTACGGGCACGCTTTCGTCGGGCAGCGCGACGATCAACAACTCCTGCATCATCGGCGGCCGCCCGATTATCGTGACCGGAGTGAGCGACTCGAACGTGCTTTACGTGTCGTCGAACACGGCGGGAAGCTTCACGGTGAAGTCGACCTCGAGCAGCGACAGCTCCTCTTTTTATTGGGCGCAGCAGTGACGCTCGCTCGCAAACCGCGTCCGATTGATCGACAGCGGTCCGCCCGCCCAGCACCGGCGGCTCTGAGTCGCTAGTGTGGCAAGACGCGATCGCGCAAAGGTCGGAAAGGCAAAAATGCAGGATGTCGACACGCGAGCAGGTTGCATAACGTTCGTTACGTAGTACGTGTGCTCAGTGTTTCCACTATTATCTATTATACTTTTTTCGTAGCCTAAGCGCGTTTATTATCAATAATAAGTTATTGAGCACAGAAACATTAATAAGCTAGTAGACTTTTCGGATTGTATCGCGTATACTTAAGAGTAAGCTAACTTGCAAGCTTTCAAGTCTTGAGATCGAGGCGCGAGCGCGCGACGCGCCAAGGCGCTCAGGGCTCGGATCCTCGGGCGCGAAGGGTTTGAGCGCAAGGCGGCGCGCGCTCGGCTTATTGGGTCGATAAGAGGCGAGAGGATGGGTTTTGCGCAGGCTTTGAAGCTGGTTTTGGAGCTCGAGGGGGGATTCGAGGACAACCGATTAGACCCTGGCGGCGAGACGGTTGCGGGAATCACGCGCGCGTCGTACGAGGAGTTCTGCCGATTGACCGGAGCGCGCGGGGCGGAGCGGTTTCCCGGGCTTTCGCAGAGCGAAATCGCCGCTTTTTATCGCTGGTACTGGGATTCGCAGCGGGTGTACGACGCCGAGTCGGGCGGCAGGCGGGCGCTGCTCGAGATGGTGCCCGAGCCGGCCGACGCGGCGCTTTTCCAGTGGGCGGTGAACTCAGGATGGGGTGTTGCGGTGCGGGGGCTTCAGGCGGCACTTCTGGTCGCCCCGGACGGAGTGGTGGGACCGGTTACGATGCGGGCGCTTAGGGCGTTCAACGGACGGGGAGAGGAACTCAAGACGCGGATTTTGGCCGCCCAGATGATGCATCTGGGCGACAGCCACGGGCCGCAATGGCCGTTTTTCGAAGGAATCGCAAATCGCGTAATACGCACGGAGAAAACGCTATGAGCCTTTTGGGCGAGATCGAACAGTGGGCCTCGGGCGAGGTCAAAAACGTCGAGCACTTCCTGGACAATCTGGAGGCGCCGGTGGCTTCGATGGTGGCCGGGCTGGGACGGGAGATCGTGATGGAGTTTCGCGACGCGCTCGGATTTTTCGAAACGCAAGTGTTCGAGCAAGTCAAGGCGCTCGTGACGCAGGAGGTAAGTCAGCTTTCGGCCAAACTCGCAACCGACCCGATCGGCGCGATCGCCGAGGCCGCCAAGGCGGTCGTGCAGCAGCTTCCCCAGATCGGCGTGCGAATCGGAGCGACCGCAGTGCTCAACATGGTCGCAGCGGTCGCTCAGGACGCGATGCGAACGAGCAAATAGAGCCGCTCGAGCAGGCGCGGGCGTTCGTTGCTTTAGCGGTGTAACAGCGCGCTTTGAGCGCTTGCAAGCGGCGATGCGGGCACGGCACCGTGTTCGCGACCGAAAGGATGCTGAAATTTGGCGCGCAATGAGCTAAAATCAGAAAGGAAGGATGCAGGGATGGAGCGGGTGGATGGGACGAGTCAGCGACGGGGCGTCGTTCAATGGCTCGAGCACGCGCTCGGCTCGCTCATCGCGGCAGTATTCGCTACCGGAGCGATCTACCAACTGCCGCCTCGGTATCAGCCTTACGCGATTGCAGCGCTCGGTGTTATCGGCTATTTAGTTGGCGTGCGCGTTCCGACACCGCCACGCGCCTACGCCGCGGCGTCAGACGCGCTGGATACGCCACGCGCTCGCGAGGCAAGCGAAAGCGGCAAGCGCGGGGCTGAGAGCAAAAGCGACGCAAGCCTTTTGCAAGGACAGTTCTGA